TCTGGGACGAGAGGCACGAATGCCGTAGTCGAAGCGTGGCGATCTTATCGCTACTGGGATGAAACTGAACTTCCCCCGCTGACCGTGGTATCAAATAGCCGGGAAACCGTACTTTTCGAGGACACTCCCGGAATTACGTTCGTGAAACGCGCCACCGATGAGGAAATAACAGAATTTCAGAATACGCATCTCTTCCACTTGTTCCCTTCAGCCACCGAGGGATTTGGGCACGCCATTCACGAGTCCCAGTCGGTCGGCGCGGTTCTGATGACGACTGCGGCCCCGCCTATGTCTGAATTAAAGGCTCCATTTGAGGTCAAACCATGCGGAACCAAAGTAGTAAACATGGGCACACTTTATGAAGTATCACCAAAAGACATTCGAGAGATGGTTACGAAAATTGTGGCGCAGCCTTCGCACGTCATCGCTCGAATGCAGTCGGAGGCGAGGCTAAGATTCGAGAAGGGGAACAGGGAGTTCAAGGAATTGTTCGACCCACACTTGGATCGTCCTGCGCTGCGCCTCCCAACCCTAGCTTTGCACTCCCGGATGAGCGCCTATCGGGGTTTCAATCCGGAAGACAGGACTCTCGCCAGTAATATACCACCACTTCGCATCGCTATGCTTGGCAACTTTATCCCGCCTCACTCGACGGAGAATGAACTTTTGTGGACGCTGCGCTACATGGGGAACGAAGTCATTACATTTCAGGAGAACGAAGATGCTACAGAATCAATTCTTGCAGGAACTCAGGGATGCACGTTATTCCTATACATCCACACCCACGGGTATGAGACACCAGGGAAAATCACAGTTCACGAGATGCTGGCTGCGCTTCGTGGCTCCGGAATTAAAACGGCCAGTTTCCATCTTGATCGCTACGTCGGACTCGACGCGATTGATGGACGAGAGTCTCGTGTCGGAACTCACCCGTTCTGGCGCACAGATACAGTCTTTACTGCCGATGGCGGGAATGCCGCGTTCTTCAAGGGGAGGGGTATTAATCACGTTTGGCTCCCGCCCGGAGTAGTGAAACACGACTGCCATTTTGGAACAATGCGCGATAATCTGAGGGTAGACGTTGGCTTCGTGGGAGCGGAATCGTACCATCCGGAATGGAATTTCCGTGCCAAGTTAATTGAATTCCTTCGGGCTGTGTATGGCGATCGCTTCCGTGTATTTACTGGGTTCCGAGGGAAGGATTTGAACGATCTCTATGCATCTGTCCGGGTATTGGTTGGCGACTCGTGTTTTGCTGGCAGTGATTATTATTGGTCGGATCGCGTGCCGGAGACGCTAGGGCGCGGAGGGTTCTTGATTCACCCTGCAACGAAGGGCTTGACCATTCCCGGCCTTGTGACTTTTGAAGCTGGCAACCTTCCAGAACTGCAAGACCGCATCGACTATTACCTTGCCCACGAAGAAGAACGCGAGGCCCTGAGATGCGCAGGCCATAAGTGGGTGCGCGAAAATGAAACTTATTCAAATCGCATGTCTACCCTGCTGAAAGTGTGTGGCCTTGGGTAATCCAACTGTAATCTGGTGGAACAAGGAGAGGGGGAGTTGGTCCTGCTGCAATCTCCTGAATGCCATGCTGGACATCCACCACTGCGAACACTACTCGCGCCATGATTATCCGGCACGCCAAGGAGCGATCATCGTATTCCACGGCGGACAGTTGCAGGAGTTCAACAATGGCGCACACTACGCAAACATGATGAACGATGCCGTGCGCAAGATGGATTGGGCGATTTTTGTGAGCATAGGCGACGAGGCTACGGAATTTCCCTTGCACCTACTGTCGCATCCGAACAAAAAACTTTGGGTCCAGACGCCACTGCCGACTACAAAGGCCGACCGCTATTTAATTGAAGGTTACCCGAAATATACTAAATGGCTGAATTGCCCTAAGCATCTCAACTGGTTCTTTGCGGGGCAGATTACGCATGAACGCAGACTAGCGTGTGAGCGCGGGATACTGAAACTGTCTCCGGTCGGAGGAAAGTATTATCCCACCAAGGGATTCGGTCAGGGTCTTCCAGTAATGATTTACATGGACCTGATGAATCGGACGAGAGTTGTGCCGTGTCCCTCCGGCCCCGCCTCTCCTGACACCTTCCGCATCTGGGAAGCTCTTGAGTGCGGTGCAATCCCTCTCATAGATTCCAGGTCACTGCGAGAGGAAACAGTAGGCTTCTGGTCTACTGTCCTTGGAAATCATCCCTTGCCGATGATTGATGACTGGGAGAAACTTCCAGAAGTGATCGAACCGTTAATCAAAGACTATCGCAGGATTTCTGCGGACTTGGCTGACTGGTGGAAAGAATATAACGTCAACTTTTTTCTGAAATGGCTGAAAGAAGATTTGGCATCCCTGGGGGTGAAGTGAGCGAAAAGATTATTCCAGAAATGTCTCCGCCAACCGCCGTCTGCCTCAACCCTGAACGCTGGCACGCATACGATAACATGGCGACGGAGTTGGAGGTTTTGGCCCTGCTCGGATGCCTCGTGGCCGCATTAAAACCCAAGCGCATTCTCGAAACAGGCTGTTATCACGGGCACGCCACTGAGCAATTAGCCAAGGCCACGCGGATAAACGGATTTGGAGATATCTTTACCTGCGACACCGGGGCTAGGGAAGTGCAAATCACACATGAGCGCTTGCTTGGCTATTCAAACGTGTCCATCATCACCGGAACTGGCCTAGAGTTAATAAATACCGTGGGTGGGCCGATTCACTTTGCCTTTCTCGACTCTGGACCTGACGAGATTCGCTGCCATGAACTGAGGGCGCTCTATCCATATCTTTCGGCAGGAGCAGTCGTTGCAATCCACGACTCAGGGGTCCATACGTTTTTACGCGAAAAGTATCTCCCGCATCTACTTCGAGAACTGGAAATGCAGCATATTTTCTTCGACACTCCTAGAGGTTTGTGTTTGTGCCGCAAGAAGCCGGAGATTTATCCATGAGCGATATCACGGTACTGATTTCCACCAGCCCCATTCCCAGTAACCCGTCTACGGCCATCATCGGGGCAACCATTGGATCAATCAGCACGGAGCTTCCTGATGCCGACATCATCATCATGGCGGACGGAACTGAACAGCCGAACGATGCTTATCAGAGACACCTGACTGCTATCAAAAGACGCTGGCCGGGAATACTACGGCAGTTTGAAAACCATCAACATCAGAGCGGAATGCTGAAACCGACTTTGGCCGAGGTCGAAACCCCGCTGATTTACTATCTTGAGCACGATTGGGTTACGCTTCCGAATGTGCCGTGGCGCGAGTTGTCAAATCTGATCTTCTCCGGCGAATTCAATTCAATCAAACTCCATGCCCAGCCAAGAATCAGCCCATACTATGAGCATTTGATGATGGAGCGCCTGATCTATCAAGATGGCGCGGCCTCGGATCGCTACCAAGACAATAGGGCGGGAGTAGCCATTCCAATAATTCGCAGCAGGCAGTGGTCACAAAATCCTCATCTTGCCTCAACGCAGTTCTATCGGGAAAAGATTCTTCCATTGTGCCGAGGAAAGTGCGATTTCATCGAGAATATTATCCATGGCATCATAGCGAACTCGCCGTGGGAAGAATTCAAAACGGGTATCTATAACCCTGTAGATGGGGATATGTTCCGCGTCAGCCATCTGGATGGGCGGGGAACGCCATGAGCGTAATGCTTGTGGTCCTATCCAGGTATCCCGATTTATTTAACGAATTCGCGCAGAATGTCTATACGTTTGCGCCAGAAGTTCCTAAGATTCTCATCCGCTCCGGAAAAGAACCGGGGTTCATGTGGTGCGACCCTGCATGGACCCTCTTGCACGGCCCTGAGCCTTTCGTGTACTCCCGCAGCGTGAATTTCGGCTGGGATGCGGCGAAAGATTCAGACGTTCTGTTGTGCGGAGACGACATTCGCTTCGAGTCCACTTTTGTAAATGAGTTGCGCGATGTGGCGTATTCTGATCCCAAGGTAGGCGTGGCTACCGTTCAACTCTGGGGGCAAAGTCCTTTTGTTTGTGGTTATTTCAAGCGTTCCGTCCTTGATGCTGTCGGACCAATGGATGAGCGCTTCACTGGCTACGGGAAGGAGGACTGCGATTTTTGCCGTCGTATGGAGGCTCTTGGATACATCACCCTGCCCACGGAGACGGTAAAGGCTCGTCACGGCGGCGGGACATCGTTTCTACGTAGGGCCAAAGAACTAGGCACGAGTATGGAGGAATTGTGCAACGTGAACAACCGCTTGTTTGAGGAGAAGTGGCGATGATCTACGAAACAGGATATCGGTCTGATGGCAATTTCCTTCGTCAAGAGAACCTGTAAACTGTGCGGGAATGTATATTTCCTCCATGCCTGCATGAATGCCGGCGCAGATAGCGGCAATTGTTTCAAGTGTGATGGCGAAATCGAAGAACTAGAGAAACTCTATGGCGCGTGAGATATGCGTGGTTCCTACTTTCCATAGAAGCGACATGCTTTATTGTTGCCTAGAATCCATTCGCGCCACTGAACCAACCATACAGATAGACGTTTTCCCAGACCGCGGGACGGACGAGATGGCGATCTGCAATCGCTTCAATGCGACTCATCATCTGACATGGCAGCACTCCTATCATGGAAATTCTGCAAACATGCTGGAAGCATTGAACTGGGCATACAAACAAAAACCGGATACCGTCTTCGTGATTGAGGACGATGCGATTGTTGATCCCTCATTTTTCAGTTGGTGCCGCTTCGCTCTTGCCGATAAAACCATCTTTGCGGCCTGTGGCTGGACTTATTCGCCCGATGCCATGCCGCCGAGTGACGGCCCTGACATAAAAATTCCCTGGTATTTGTCGGTTGCTACGGCGATTCCCTTCCGTTCGCTCTACGGTATCGTGCAGCACGCACGACCAGAGTATTACGGGAACATGAGAGTCTATCTCGACAAGGCCTACCCCGCATCACATCGTCGCGGTTCTATGCACTATGAGCAGGACGGGTTGACTCTGCGGGTCTGTGAATCCGAAAGTAAGATGTGCGCTTGGCCCAGACGGCCACGGGCTACGCATGTTGGATGGGTCGGATACCACATGCCGGAAGGCAAGGAACTCAAGGGAAGTCTGGAAGATAGAGTGAAAATCATTAAGCTCTTGATGAAAAATCCTGCCATGCTGAAAACGATGCTGAACGGAGGGATTCCTCCCGAGATTATGTACTGCGCAAACTGCAAGACTCCGCTGCTGTCTACAAATTCTGAGGCGATGGTTATCTGCGTGGCCTGCTTTCATGCGCTGCATCCTGAAAAGCCTCGCACTTCTTCCTCGCACTACTATCTGCCCGCACTATTTTCAAGGGAATACAAGGAGTCTCAGCGTGTCTGAACAGGTTGAAAAAGAAGTTAAACCGTCTTTCAAGACCCTCGTAAAGAAGAATCGCGGCGGGAATCCAAACCTCAAGCCCGGCGTCCGGCCCTACAATATTCAGCGGGGAAGTTTCAGGCGGTGGCTCGAAGATCATCCCTCTTACGAAACCAAGGTCCGCAGGCCAAGCGGAGAGATCGTAAGGCGATTCCTCGAAGAAGCGGTGACCACGCGACACACTCCTGCCAGATTGGAGGGTGAAGGCGAAGAACGCCTACATAAGGTTTTGAAGGCCTTGTACCGCACCTCGATTAACGAGAAATCCAGGAATCAGGTTATGGCTGCGCAGCTGATGCTCCTTTACGCCTACGGCAAACCTCAGTCCTCCGATGCCGACCTCGACGCGATCAAGAGAGGTGGATTGACAGTTGTCTACGTAAACCGTCCAGCGATTGACCCCGACATTCCAGTGGCCCAGCAAGCGTTGCCGGAGAAAGCGCCAGAATTCATCGACGCACAGGTGGTGGAAGAGTGAGCAATAACGATTACATCGTCACCCGGACGGAATTCTTTGAGGGAATGCAGGAGCAGGTCGATAACATCAAGGATTGCATGGCGGTCGTGAACGAATTACGCAAGACGATTAACATTCAGGCGGAGATCCTTGGCTGCCACCGATACATTCTGGAAAAATTCGTGCCCGAGCCGCTTCTCAAGCAGGCCGCACAGGAATACTCGCAGCAGAGAAACGCCCTAATCAAGGCAGAGGCCAATGGCCGAACTAACGCCTGAAGAGGGCCATAAAAAGTTTACCCTCAACTTCGCCTACCAGGCAGCCCAGAAAAAACTCTTCCATTACGTCTCTAGAAATGGGCAGATGTATCTGGAGATGATTGCTCCCCAGAATTTAGAAGTAGGGGGACAGCGCAGTGGCAAAACTACATCCAAGCTCGTATTTGGTGTTGAGAACTACTGCCTAAAATATAACCATTGCGACATGCTGGTTTTACGTCGAACGTTCTCTGAGTTGGACTCCGGCGTAATTCAAGATTTCAAGAACTATTTCCCAATTGACTCGGGTCTCTACACCTTCAATCAGACGACGCGAGTTGCCACGTTTGTAAACGGTTCTCGCCTTGTTATGGGGGGATGTGTTAATAATTTGGAGAGGGACATAGAGAAATATCTCGGCCAAGCCTACCCCTATATCCTCGTAGACGAATGTGGACAATTTAGCGATAAGGCATGGAACCTGCTCTATGCCCGTAATCTGGTCAACGTGCAGTGCGAACGCGATTCGTTTGGAAATCTTCCCACCCCAGCAATTGTCGGATGCACGAACCCTATCGGAGCATTCTGGACTTTCTACCATACTAAGTTTGTTAAAAAAGAGCCTTGGGAGCGCACTGAAGGGATGCGCCAGACCAAAGACGGGTGCTGGTATGTTGAGCGGGCCGGAGAGTGGATGTGCGTCTACAACCCAAAAGACTATGCCTACAATCACTCGACCGTCCTAGACAATGCCGAGTACGTAAAACGCCACCCCGGAATTATCGCCCACCTGAAAGCCCTGCCAGAAGCGATGATGAAGAAGTACCTCTACGGCTACATGGATACCGTAGACGGGCAATATTTCGACTGCTTCAGCGATGAATATCATGTCATCGACCTGCGGGAAGACCCAGAGGCAATTCTTTGGCAGGACTGGCAACCTGTCTGGGTAGGGCACGACTGGGGCGTAGGCCATTGGTCTGCCGCGTACTTCTTTACCAAGGCGCTGGTTAAAAACCACATCGGCAACGATTACACGGTTAAGACCGTCTGTTTTCAGGAAGTCGCTCCGGAGGAAACCGGGCATACTAACGTCGAGTTAGCTGACATGCTGGCCGCGAAGGCCCATTATCCCAAACTCCCAGAAAGTCACTCTCAGTACGAACGGATTTCCGGGAAGCGCTGCAAGGTTTCGGCGATCTACTTCTCGCATGAAAAATTCTCCCGCGTGATGGAGAGACATTCCCCGGCGGATGAGTATTCAAGACTTCTCAGGGAACGAGGACTGCCGCCAGTTTCTAGGGCCACGATGGACCGCATCGGCTCGGCGGGGTTCATGTACAACGAACTCAAAATGGGCCGCTTGGTGATTCTTAAGACCTGCGGCGGAATTATCATTTCAATCCCGGCTCTTCAGAGAGACCGAGACAATCTTGATGACGTTCTGAAGGTAGACTCGAAAAGCGATGACAGATACGACGCTTTTCGTTATGGCCTGTACGGCGGGTTGGCGAGTAAACTCAAGCCGCAAGCGGAAAAGGACAAGGAATACGCCGATACGCTCGGGCCGTTCCAGCGCCATTTCTATCTCAAGAAGGCGGCAGCGACCCACAAGGATGCCAGCACGCCCTTTGTCCAACAAGAGGAGGCCGCATGGAAATCAGGACTCTAGGGGTAGAAATACGCAACTTTCTGCATGGGCTTCTAGGCTCTCGCCTCAACGCCCACCTGGAAGAAGAATTGATCCGCACCCGTAATGACTATGAGACTCGACTGATGGAGCGACAGCAGATCATCTGCGACCAGAAGGAGCTAATTTTAGAACTGCGGGGCAAAGTAGAGAGATACGAACTGGTGATTATCCCTCTGGCGTCTCCCTTGGGCGGATTCTTTGCTCCGAAGAAAGAACGTCCTCCACTGCAACCAGAGGAATCTGCGGAGCAGTCGTGGGCGGAAGTCAAGGCAGACTGGGATAGACGCCAAGCGGAGGCAGAGAAACCCCAGTAGCGCTATTTTCATAGAAAAGCAGGAGAAACCCTTATGGCGTTCAAGACGGCTGACGGTGGGCATAAGAGTAGCAAATTTCGGGCGCGTCGAGCCGACAAAGAGCACGAAAAGGCCGAGCCGAAGATGCATGAACCCGGCCAGCGTGCCGAAGAGCACAAAATGAATGAAGGCCCGGAAGAGGGCGAGCACGAAAGCGAACATATGGAATCTCCAGCGGAAGAAGCTGGCGAGGAAATGATTCATCCCGGCATTCACGACGAAATCAAGCAACTCACCGCCGAGCACGGCCCAGCTCACACCGTCAACATGGTTCACGATCACGAGAACGAAAAATCCCACGTCCATTCCGTTCATATGGACGGCCACGAGCACCATGGCCAGCATGACGGTCCAGAACACGTCACAAACGCTCACCATCACGCCATGCACGCAGCGGGGCTAACCCCTCCCCAAGAACCTCAGCAACCGGAAGAGGGCGGTGGAATGCCGCAGATGGGCGCTGGAGAAGAACCCGGCTACGGCGGTGGGATGTAAATGCCTGCCGTAAGTAAGGCGCAATTTCGCTGGCTTCACACGGCTGACGCAAAGAAACAGTTGGGCGATTCTGGCGTTAAAGAGTGGGAATCGGCAACTAGTTCACCCAAAGACTTGCCAGAACGAAAAAAGAAATTCGCGCACGCGAGCACTAAAAACGGAGGCTAACCTTGTGGCCTTCGCGCACGGCTCCCACGAACTCACCCAAGACGAGAAGAAAAGCCATAGTGCAGTCGAGTATGTTGTGCCGTCCCGCAAGAAGGGGAAATACTGCGCGGATTGCGTGCATTTTATCTTCGGTTCTCCCGTTAGGTGCCAAGGAGTGAAATCTCCAATCCACTGGGACGGGTATTGCATTCGGTATAAGGCTAGGTAATGGCTGATCTGGAGTCCAACTCGACCGATGTAGCGCTTGAAGATCAGGACGCCCCTGCGTTCGACAAGAACGAGATTGGGCAACATTGCGCGTTCCCATGGACGCCAGAACCCATGTATATAAACTCCGACTCGTCCCCAGTCATCGAGTGGGATGAATTTCAGGATGACCCCAGCAATCCCCGCGATCTTTCTCCACTGTCGGAAGATGCCCGCAAAGCCCTCATGGAACTCGACAGCCTTTATTCCAAGGCCGACGTAGCGCCCAGAAGGGTAGAGATTGAGCAAGCATGGAAAGCCTACCATTATGACCGGGGATATCAGTTTCTGCTCAAGGACCGCCGTGGCGGCTGGACGATGCCCGGAGATGGCACTGGATACGGTGCAGGCAAACAAAAGCAGATTTCAAGCCTGTACCAGACTAATGTTTACGGGGAAAAGAAAGAGATTATCGTAGCTGCACTGGCGCGGGAAGTCCCCAGAGTGGAATTCTTTCCTGCTAATCCCAAACGTCCGCCCGATCAGAACATGGCGGACGTAGCCGATGACCTGAAAGATATTTGGGCCAAGAATAATAATTTACAAAAACTGCTTCAGGATGCTGCCGGGGAGTTCTGGAATGGTGACCGCACCCTGTTCTGGACGACTTTTGAATTGAATGGCGATGAGTACGGATACGAAGACCCGGATGAGCCAGTAGTCCCAGAAGATGAGCAAACCCCACCTTCTGAACCTACAGGCGATGAGGCCAGCACGCAATACGAGGAGGGCAATAAGTCTCCAGTCAACGCCACCGCCAAACGAAGACCGAGAGGACGTTCAGTTACCCGCTGCAAGGGGAAACTCGACCATCAAGTCCCGATTTATGTAGATTGCCAGAGTCAGATGCCCTCAGTGGCGATTTACGAGGACAAAGACGTAGCCGTTGCCAAGGCTATGTTCCCGTGGATGCGCGATAAGGTCCGAGGCGGCGGAGAAGGAACGGGAGAGACGGAACTGGCCCGAATCGCTAGAGAAAATGTCAGGCAAGCCGTTCCGGGGGAATACGTTACCGGGGACAGTATCAATCGCCATACGGTTGTGACCTACCGATATCTCCGGCGGTCTGCATTTTATGATGAGTGCGTAAATAATACGGTCAGGGAAGAATTGCTAGCCAAGTTCCCTGATGGCGCTCTATTGACGAAGGCTGCGACTGAATTTGCCTTTGCTCGAAACGAGTGCATGGACAACCACTGCGATATCGGCCATCCCTTCCCCGGCCAAGGGCAGAATCGACGGGCGATGGGAGAATCCCTCCTTCCGATTCAGGACTACATCAACGAAATGGTGATGCTGGTCTTGGCCTTCGCCAAACGGACGATTGCGAAGAAGTGGATGGATAATCAAGCCTTTAACCTGGAGGCGGTGAAGGCGCAGAAGAATATCCCCGGAGATATCGGAGGGTTTGAAAGGCAGCCGGGAGTTGCGGTTGACCAACTGATCTTCATTGAGCCTACTCCCACTCCGCAACCCTACTTGGTGACGTGGGTGCAATGGATTATTACCAATCTTTCCGAGCAAATCTCAGGAGCCTTACCTTCGCTATTTGGTGCTCCGATTACCGGGCAGGTCGGATCGGAAGGCGTAGCGATTCAAAGGGATCAGGCCTTGCAGAGGGTGGGATGTCCGTGGAACTCTTTGCAGGCCATGTTCGCCTCTGCCGCCCGTCAGGCTGCGATGCTGACGGCGAGATGCGCCAATAAGGACATTGAAGACGTAATTCCGGGGCGCGGGAATATCATTGTCAAATTGAATAATCTCAAAGGCTCTGTTCTGTGTTATCCAGAGGCCAATCCTGAGCTTCCGGAAAGCTGGGCACAGAAGGAGCAGAGAATCACCGGGCTGGTCGATATGGCGCTTAAATCTCCAGATTCCGCTACGGGACAGATGATTCTCGCCCCTAATAACCTGAAAGAGATTCGTTCTGCCCTGCGCTTGAGAGGGATCAATATCAAGGGCGAGTCTTCAGTCGAGAAGCAGGAAGCGGAACTGGAAATCCTGATGCGCTCCGCCCCGATGCCCAATCCCCAGAAATTGAAGATGAAGCAAATGCTTCGAATTTCCCAGATGGGGATGGCGGAATTCGGCATGAAACAGCAGAATGGAATATTATCTCCACAGGAAGCTCAGCAAATGCAGCAGGCTCCGGCCATGCTCGCTCAATTAGAACAGGCCATGAACGCCTTGCCCGATATGGTTTCTACTGTTCCTGTCAGAGACGACGGATCGCAGGATAACGCAGTGGAAAGGGATACCTGCTGGGATTGGATGAACAGCGCCACTGGAAGGAAATTCGCCAATGGGAATTCCACCCAGAAGGCAGCATTCGAGAACGTTCATCTGCACTGGATGGAAGAAAAGACTGCTGCGGAAAAGATTGCCAAGCAGACTGCCCCTCCTCCACCTCCGCCGAAGGTTAGCTTTACCGTGCCCGTAGATAAGATTCCCGCCCCCGAAGCGGCTGCTGCGATCACCGCTGGAGGAATTCCCGCCAATCCGGCTGATTTTGAGCATCAGGACCAGGTAGACACCAACCGGGAGATTCAGAAGCGTGTTGTGCCCGACAAGATTTGGTCCGAAGAAGCTCCCGGTGGCAAACCTCAGTAGCTATTTTCATAGACAATCAGGAGTCTCACTATGTCTACTGCTGTCGCTGACGTTTCAGGTCTTCTAGAAGCCGCCGCATCTCCCAGTCCTGCCCCTACAGAAACCACGGTCGAGGAAACCCCAACTGAAAGTACCGTCGAAGAAACCTCTGAAAAACAGGAAGCTACCGAAGGCGGAGAAGGTGCGGAAAAAACCGATAAAGATTCGGTGGACGCTCGCACCAATCCAGACGCAATTCGCAAAGCCCTGAAAACATGGCGCGATTCCAGCCCGGAAAACGCCCCAATCGCCCGGAAACTGAATTACATCGTCGGCCACGAAAAGGCTTACACCGAAGTCTGGCCTACGGTAGCCAAGGCCAAGGAAGCTAAGTTTCTTCTGGACTCCATCGGCGGCGGGGAAGGCTTATCCACTCTCCAAAATACAATCAAGTCAGTCAACGAGACTGACGCGATGCTCTATGCCGGAGACCCCAGAGTTTTAGACAATATTCTGGAGGACATGAAGAAGGCCGGCAAGGTAGAGGCCTTCGGCAAGCTCGCCAGCCCATTCTTAGACAAACTGCGGGAGACGGATGAAAAGTCGTATTTCACTGCCCTACGTCCGCATTTTTTTCAAGGTCTCATAGATTCGGGGTTTCCTGACGTTCTAACGAGCATAGAGGAGGCGTTAGGGGCGCAGGTGGATGGTAAGCCCACTCCGAATGTGGACCTCTTAAAACGCCTTGCAGGCGATATGCGGAAGTGGTTTACCGGATTAGACAAATCTATCGAGGCGGGACGAAAGACCGCCCTCGATCCCGACCGTCAAGCCTTCGAGAAAGAACGCACCGCATTCCAGACGGAAAAGCAGAAGGCATTCCAGACGGAAGTCAACAGCGAGTGGAACCGCTCGAATAATCAGGCTCTCGGGGAGGCTCTGAAACCATTCCTGAAACTGCCTTTTGCGAAGAACTGGACCGATAAGACCAAAGTCAGCGTGGCGCAGGAAATCACCCGAACATTACTCTCGGAACTGGAAGCTGATAAATCCTATCAGGCCCACATGGATGGACTGTGGAGCGAGGCTAAGCCAGACAAAGGCAAAATCCTCAGCTTCCATAAGAACAAACTGAATTTGATTGCCAATACAATCGTGCAGGACGTACTCGACGCCCGCTATCCGGGATTCTCCAGTGTAAAGGGTGCTCCGGTGAAACCAGCGGCGGCGACACCCGCTCAGCCTGCTGCGGCTGCAACCCCCGGCAAACCTGTTTTCCAGAGTTCCAAGCCTGTCACGGGCGACCCCACAATTGACTGGGATCGGACTACGGATGTGATGTACGCCACGGGCCGCTTCTACAAAAAGGGCGAGAAGATGATGCGGACCTGGAATGCAAAGTTTAAGTAAATATCTATTTTCATAGAAAGCTAGAACCCATAAGGTGACCTCGGAGCCTTAGTATAAATCCGTTGCGGGCCTCTGCGGAGCCTATCTTAATTCCGCTGCGATTGCCGGGTTCCTTGCTGGAGTCTCCATTCTGGATCGCTGTCGTCTCGCGGCGAAGCCAAGATTAATACCAAGGAACTACTATGGCCATCGCAAGCCCCAATCCGCTCGTAGAAGCATCAGTGGAAGCCATTGAGGTAGAACAGTTTAGCGAGAAAATTCCCGATCTCGTCTACAAAGGCAAGACCACTTACTCCCTTTTCAAGAAGTCTGCCCATACCGTTAAAGTATCGAACGAAACTTCTGCTGGCGGCACTGCCCGTCCGTCATTCCGCATTCCTTTCCGGGTGCAGAGTGGCGCGGCAGTATCGCAGGGCACTGGTAACGGAGACTCACTGGGCCGTGGCACTGGTTCGCAGTGGGCATCGTTCGCCGTCAGTCCTGTCTTTGTCTTCAATGTCTGTGAGATCAGTTGGCTCGCCCAGCAGTCCACGGACGGCAAGGAAAAAGGCTTGTTTGAAGTCAAAGCGCAGGAAATGACCAACTCCCTGAATACCGCCATGCAGGGTCTTGAAGCCCTGATTAACTCTGACGGTTCCGGGATGCTGGATCAGATTCCCTCGACTGCCACCGTCAACTCCGGAACTGGAGCAGTTGGGCCGGGATTCTCGTCCATTATCGGCATGAACATCGCTGCGGCGTTCACCGATCAGCAGAACGTAACCGTGTATCCCTCAGAGACTTCCGCCTCTCCGCGTGGCTCATTTACCATCAGCTACACCGATCCGGTCAGTCAGACGATTTACTCGGCCTCGGTACTGCCTTCCACAGGCGGCGCAACCCAGACCGGAGATTACCTGTTTATTTACAACAGCAATACCTCCACTGGCGCTGCCTCGGCCTCGATCCTTGGCATCCGCAACTGGCAGGTCAACTCGAACACCGGAACCGTGGGCGGACTAAACCGCGCATCCTTTCCCGGACGCCTAAGCACTCCAACCATTAACCTTGGAGCACCGATTACCCCCGGCTTCGCTCCGCGTGCTCTGACCCTTCTTGGCCGCGCTCTCGGCCCGGATGCAGAGGCAATCAGCAGCATGGTCTGGCATACAGGCCCCGATCAGGGCTACTCGATGGCCAACATCTACTACAACATTCAGGTGCCCAACTCGCAGGCATTTGGCGGCGACAAGGCTCCTGACCTCTCCAAGAAGCTCTTTCAGGATGACTTCGGAGGCCGCAAACTCCATATCTCATGGAACGCACTTCCGGGCCGCATGGATGGATTGGTTCTGGACAACTGGTATATCGGCGAACTGGAAACGCTGGAGCTTTACGACTTCGGTGGGGGAGATGTCGTTGCCCCTGTCCCAGATATTCCTGTAAGTCCTTCAGGGTCCAACACGTATTTGAGTTCGCATATGTTTAGTTACGTTTGCTGTTTTAACCTGATCGATGCTGCGCCCCGTTCCGGTGTGTATTCCACGAATATGACTCAGCCATCGATCTGAGAATAAGGGACTTAGTTTAAATCATGGCCATGACTAAAATCATGGCCATTTTCTTTTGGTGGCATAGTGTAAAAGATTTATTTCATATGTTCTTGACAAAATAGAATAGTTTCACGTACTATTCTATGTGTTAGGAGGGAACATGGAAAGCAAGGGACGTGGGTTGATCTGGCTGAATAATGGGACAGTAAATGTCAGGGTTCACGCTGATGGTCTCGAAAGCAAGCTGCGGGATGGATATGTTCGTGGCAGGTTGCCGCTTGGCGTGTCTGATAAATTAGGGGCATTCCTTTCTTCGGCCCACCTTCGCGCTGGAAAACTCAAAAAGTATGGCTATACCGATGAAATGGTCCAGAAGGAGCGGGACGCGGGTAATCGGTGGTGCTCGTGGCATAAAAAGTTCGAGAAGGCAGAATTGTTTGGAAGCAGGCGGCAATTGATCTGCCGAGAGGCATGGAATGAACGCGGGCAATCCAGCAGATATGGCGTAGATGGCGGTTGGTATCAGCGAAAATTAATAGAGCAGGACGGTCACTGCGCTCTCTGTCCCGTTAGGGTTAATGGTGGTGTAGGACATTCTGGGAAAGAGGGCAGATTCTGCATTGACCATAATCACAATTGCTGCCCCGGTCGTATTGGGAGTTGCGGGAAGTGCGTTCGTGGGCTTCTCTGCCATGACTGCAATCAGGAATTGGGTCACGTCGAGTTTCTATTAGAGCAAGGCAGTATGAATGGCAATCCCGGCACTTGGCTTGAGAAGGCCCTAGCCTACCTAGCCAGCTATGAGGCACTTGACAGGGCAGTTACACTAGTGGCGGAGTCTCAATAATGGCAGAAGATATATGGACTACGGCTGACGAAGCCGAGCTACGCAAACTTGAGCACAAACCTCCCTTTCGTCCCCTACTTGATCGTGTCTTAATCCGAAGAATTGAACCCGAAGCGGCTCCTGATGGTTTTTCCGTCCCCGAGAAGTACAGGCAGCATTCCAACCTTGGCACCGTGATTGCGCTAGGAGATGGGATAGCGCTTGGCGGGAAGTGGCGACCGCTAACCGATTTCATTAGCCTCGGCAGCGTATGTATGTACGGCGAATACACGGCTGAATGCTTGGAACTGGATGGCGAGCAGTTGTGGATTGTTCGCTTGCAGGATATCCGGGGCGTGAAAATTGCCTAAATCCATCGTTTCTGGCCCTGAAGCAAGAGCCAAACTTTTGAGAGGCGTTGACCTCCTTGCCAACGCGGTAAAACGCACCCTCGGGCCAGACGGAAATAACTGCGTTTACGAACGTCTCGGCACTGGACTGCCGGTTTCTACCCGCGACGGAGTTACGGTAGCCGAGCAAATCGAAGCTCTTGACCCGCATGAGAATATGGGGGTAAATCTTTTGAAAGGAGTCGCGCGTGAAGCAGTCGATCAAAGTGGAGACGGAACGACGACAGCTACTCTTTTGGCTCAATCTATATATGCCAGAGGAGTACGGGCTATCGAAGAGGGTCGAAACCCTGTCGCTCTCAAACGCGGCATTGAAAAGGCTACTAACGAAGTGGTCCGGGCGCTCAAAGATATGGCTATTGAAGTCTCCGGTGACATGCTTAAGCAAGTCGCCACCATCTCGGCGAACAACGACCCATTCCTCGGAGGATTGATTGCCGACGCCATAGGCCGTGCAGGGCCGGATGGAGTTGTTACCGTAGAGATTTCCCAAAGTCCGGAATCATCGCTTTCTGTAGTAGACGGAATGCAGATCGGGACAGGCTTCATTTCCCCGCACTTCATCACCAATGCCGAACGCAACGAATGTGTCCTTGAAGACGTAGCAATATTCCTATATGAAGGCAAACTGGCTACCATTCTTCCGATGCGCGGCATCCTTAGTGAACTCAAAGACAAAGGCCGGAGTTTTCTGGTCATTGCCGAGGATGTTGTTGATGAAGCGCTGGCCGTACTTTCAATCTCGGCGACAAAAGGCCCTTTACGCTGCGCTGCTGTCCGGACGCCGGGAGGAGTAGATCATCTTCACGATATCGCCGCCTTAACTGGGGCGCGAGTCCTGACTGATCTTCTGGGCGTGAAGTTAAAAGACGTTGGCATGGACTTTCTGGGCACGGCCAAGAAAGTCATCGTCAGAGCGCAAAGTACAGTGATCGTAGCCGACTCGACTCCCTGCACAGAAAAGCGTTTACAGGAACTAAGAACTCAGGTTACCGACGCTACAGACGAGGCCCAACGGCTGCGTTTACAGGCCCGCCTAGCGCGTTTAGCCGGAGGGGTGGTAGTTATCAAGGTCGGAGCGCTCAGCGAGCTTGAAATGAACGAAAGACGCGACCGCCTGGATGATAGTCTTCATGCTACGAGATGTGCCGAGAAAGAAGGGGTTGTTCCCGGTGGCGGAGTGGCTCTTTTACGCTGCTGGCAGAAAACGTCCCTATGGTCGAGACTTTGGAACAGAGTGCAACGTCTGACCTCGGACGA